CAAAACCGAGCTATGACTTTCACGGCGTTCGAGATTCACAAAGACCTGGTCGAAAAAGAAGGCTTTGATCCTAAATCAGATGAATACTATGCAGAAATAGACAAAAGAATAAAAGTTGACTTTCCGCATAAATTTGATACAAAAGAAGGATCGGCTAAAACTGTTCAGACAGTTGCTTCGGTGAAACGAGGCGTGAAACCAGGCCGCAAAAGTGTGAAACTCACATCATCACAAGTGCAAATTGCACGAAAATTGAATGTGCCACTCGAAGAATATGCGAAACAATTATTAAACGTGAAGGAGGTATAAGCATATGGAAAATAATAAAACTTCTCGCGCGGGTCAGACTAGGTCTAAAACTGAAAGACCAAAGGTTTGGACTCCACCATCATCTTTAGATGCGCCCAAAGCCCCAACGGGTTTCAGGCATAGATGGATCAGAGTAGAAACAATGGGATTTGATGATACCAAAAATTTACAAGGTAAACTCAGATCCGGCTGGGAATTAGTCCGAGCAGATGAATACCCTGGATCCGAATATCCTGTACTCACAGAAGGTAAGTATAAGGGAATGATCGGAGTTGGTGGCCTTGTGTTGGCAAGGATACCGGAAGAGATCGCTAAGCTACGTGATGAATATTATCAAAGTATGACACGCGAAGCTAACGAAGCATTACAACACGATCTTGATAAGGAACAACATAAGAGTATGCCGATCCAACAGGAGCGGCAATCTCGCGTAACCTTCGGTGGTACAAAAAAAGAGTAATTCTTTTAGGGGCAACCCCACCATCGATTTTATTTAACCCCATAGGTAAAACTATGGACAAGGAGAACACAACATGGCAAACCAAGACGCTCCATTCGGCTTTCGGGCTGTAGGTGGTATGGGATCAAGCTATGAAACACAAGGTACATCCAAGTATCAAATCTCTGACAATTATGGCGGTGCGATTTATCAAGGCGACATGTGTCAAACTGGAGATGGACAAGCAGGTGGTGGTGGATCCACTTCTGTTACTGGATATATTGATGCTTCCGCTGTTGGACAATTAAACAACATCGGAGCTTTCAATGGCTGTTTCTACAACGACCCAACTGCTCAGAAACCAACATGGAAAAACTACTACCCTGGGTCAATTAACATTACCCAAGGTACTATAGACGCGTTTGTTTATGACAATCCTCAACAACTTTATGAAGTCCAAGGTTCAACTGGTGCTGTTATAGCACAAGCTGACATGGGCAATTTAGTTGAATTGGGGACTTACGTTGCGGGTTCTACGGTAAACGGACATTCTAAAGAGGAAATCAGTAACGCTACACTGACTACTACAGCGATGTTTAGATTACTTCGTATATCGGAAGATCCATCAAACAGCGACATAAGTGTGGCCCACGCTAACTGGATAGTAAGATTGAATGAATCAATCTACTATAACAGAGGCACTAAGATAACAACATAATAGGAGCATATAGAAAATGGCAATATCAAGAGCACAGCTAGTCAAAGAACTAGAGCCAGGTCTGAATGCACTATTTGGGCTTGAATATAAACAATACGCCGACCAAACGAAGGAGATTTTTGTAACAGAATCTTCTGACAGGGCTTTTGAAGAAGAAGTAATGCTGTCCGGATTTGGCGATGCTGCTGTAAAACCTGAAGGTCAAGGCGTAAGCTACGACGAAGCTCAGGAAACTTACACTGCACGTTATACGATGGAAACAATAGCATTAGCTTTCGCAATCACGGAAGAAGCTATCGAAGATAACCTCTACGATAGACTAGCTTCTAGATACACAAAAGCTTTGGCACGTTCTATGGCAACTACTAAGAATACGAAAGGTGCTAAAGTTCTTAATAACGGATTTTACTCTGCTACCAACCCGACTTTTGGTGACGGTAAAGTTCTTATTACGACTAATCACCCAACGCTTTCTGGTGACCAAAGAAACGTGATTTCAACTGCCGCAGATCTTAACGAAACATCACTTGAAACAGCAATTATTGACATTGCTAATTTCAAAGATGAAAGAGGTCTTAAAGTTGCAGCGCAAGCAAGGAAATTAATTCTTCCTGTGAACGTTCAATTTGCTGCTGAGAGATTGATGAAATCTCAAGGTAGAATCGGTACAGCTGATAATGACATCAACCCTGTGAAATCACTAGGTGTTGTTCCTGAAGGATATCATGTGAACAATTACTTAAGTGATACAGACGCATGGTTTTTGATTACTGATGTGCCTAACGGAATGAAACATTTCGATAGATCACCATTGAAAACTTCAATGGAAGGGGATTTCGATACTGGCAACGTTAGATACAAAGCTCGGGAAAGATACTCATTTGGAGCATCTGACTGGAGAGGTATTTACGGATCAGCTGGTGCGTAATAACTAACTTTAAATGAGGCGGCCTTAAAACCGCCTCATTTTACAAATACAGTGAGAATATGAGGAAATTTCTAGTTAACATTTGGGCCTACGATTATCACGCTAAATTTGAAGTTTTAGCGGAGGATAATGGTAAATCTATTGAACGCTCTATCCTTGACAAATTGGGAGAAAAGAGTATAAAATGGGAGTCAACGGGAATGTATAGAGATATTCCCAGACGCATAACCTATGAGGAGGTTAGTCATGACCGAAGACCTGTACAAACAAAAACGGTCCTTGGAGTTGAGGTGGCAGTTGGAGTATGAGCAAAATAGTAAATATACTCTTAACATGGTCGAAATTGATAATACAATTAAAAGTATTATTACTGAGATCAAACTCGAAGAACGTAGAATTGCAGATGTCGAAAATGCAGTTCAAAATGCTGCCCCCGAAGTTTCTGTGGCAACTTAGATAAACGCCACATCGCTGAAATCGTACTTTTATGCAAGGATCTCTTGCACTCTTTATAAATTTCCTATATATTTTTGTCACTAAGATTAATTAAACATAAATTGGTCATTTTTTACTTAGGAAAAATGACTGGCGCTAGGAGGCGCTGATTATTATGACAACACACTTTTCAAGTGGAGTAACAAACGTTAAAGGTAAAGGACTAGGGACTTCTTTATTTAGTGGTATCAAGCAACCTTTAATAACAGGTGCAACTACACCTGCTGAATGGGCATTCCAAGATGACTTTGTCCAATTTTCACAAGTAACGACTGCACCATGGACTATAGTAGATCCAGGTGGCGGGTCTTACATGTTAGCTCAATATGCGCAAGGATGGTTGAGAATGGGAGATGCCGGTCCAACTGCTGCAGACATCGCAATAGCTGCATCAGAAGACGTTTTCCAGTATCACTCTCAAAAAGCATGGTACTTCGAAACTTCAATCGCAGTTACCGATGTTACTGAACTCAACACTTTTGTTGGTTTTTGTGCTAATGGGCACGTTAACCCTGTAGCACTACCAGATGATGGTATTGGATTTTCTCATTTAGAAGATACAACTACAATTCAATTTGTATCTAGAAAAAATGGGTCGGGTGTATCTTTTGATATGGTATCTACAGCTGGCGGAAGTGATTATACTTTGGAAGACTCTTCTATAACGACACAGTCTGCAACTGCTTATAACATGCCTGATAATGCTGTTAGATTGGGATTCTTATTCCAACCAGTAGGTTCACATGGTAATACAGCTGTTCAGTTTCAACTTTTCTTAGATGGTAAGAACGTTGGATCACAAGCAGCAACAACTGTTCCTGATGATCTTCTTATGGAATTGAAGATGATGACTGAAAGTAAAGGCACTAATGCTAACGATCTTTATGTGGATTACGTTCAAACGATCCAACAAAGATAATAAAATTATTCTAAGCTCCTTCGGGAGCTTAGAAGATTAAAGGAATTGAATTATGCCAAACGTATCAAGCGTAAAAACGAAATTTTTTGGAGCTGTCGATGCAACAGATGCTGATGGAATTTCTGTGTCAGCTTCTATTGGGAGTGCAACAACTTTAACTCTCGGAGGAACATTAACGTCTGGAGGTAGTTATACAAGCGGAGATAATATTGGACAAATAATTACTATCACATCAGCTGCTGATGACAGTTCAATAACTTTCACAGTAGTCGGAACCAATGCTGTTGGAGATGCATTAACTGAAGTAGTCACTGGCGCAGATACCACTGTCGCATCAAGTAGTGGTTATTTTAATACCGTAACTTCAATTACAACTAGCGCTGCTACAGCAGGAGCTGTGACAGCTGGTGTTCTTGGCAGTTCAACTGCTGGCGAAATGGGAACTGGTACAGTGTTTGCAGGCAGAACTAGAATTCGAGGATTGCAAGGTTTAAGTGGAGCTACTGCGGGAAATCTTTTATTTAAAAATACATCTGTAACAGGAACGACTTTATTAACGGTTCCAACAGGTGCTAGTGCAACTGAATTAATTGAGCCTTACATTCCTGATAATGCAGTATTATTTAATGCAGGAGCGTATGTCAGTTTTCCAGCGGCTGCAGCCACTATAACAGTATTCTATGACGGGTAGGGTTAGATGGCTAACACTACTTCTCAATCATATACTTTCGATAAAACTCTTCCGATTGACGAAATAATAGAAGAAGCTTACGAAAGAATTGGTCTACAAAACGTTTCAGGTTATCAACTAAAAACAGCTAAACGATCTGTAAATATTTTATTTTCTGAATGGGGCAATAGAGGACTTCATTATTGGGAGGTTGCTAATCAAGGCTTTACTTTAGTAGATGGAACGAATGTCTATACTACTTATAGGTCTCCCCAAGACGGGGCTTCTAACGGATTAACAACTACTTTATCTGCAGGAATTAATGCATCTGTTACCGATATTCCTTTAACAGAAGTAAAAGATATGCCTGGCGCTAATGAAGGTGGAGGAACGATTACTGTTAATTCTGAAACGATTAGATATACAGGAAAATCTGCTGCAACAGGCGCGGCGAATCTTACTGGAGCTGTTCGTGGATCTAATGGAACAACAGAAGCTACGCACTCAAGCGCTGATGCAGTCACTCAACATGGGACTGGAATGGATAATATTTTAGAATGTAATTATAGAATTACTTCTACTAGTGTTGATTCTCCGATGACAGAAGTTAGTCGATCTGTATATCAAGGTTATTCTAACAAGACAGCAAAAGGAACACCCACTTCTTATTTTGTTCAAAGATTTATTGATAGAACAACTTTAACTTTATACCTAACTCCTGGCGCAGCAGAAGATGGAAACAAATTAAATTTATATTATGTAAGAAGAATTCAAGATACAGGGGCTTATACAAATGCAGTTAATGTGCCTTATCGATTTGCTCCATGCATGACAGCGGGATTAGCATTTTATTTATCTCAAAAAAATGCACCACAACGATCACAAGAATTAAAACTTTATTATGAGGATGAACTGGCTAGGGCCATAAAAGAGGATGCTGATATTACAAGTACTTATATCGCACCTAAGGTTTACTATCCTAACGCTTAATTATGACTACATTTGCTTCAGGTAAACATGCACTCGCTGTTTCCGATAGATCTGGATTAGTTTTTCCTTATCTTGAAATGGTAAAGGAATGGAATGGAGCATGGGTTCATTTTTCAGAATTTGAACCTAAACAACCTCAATTGGAACCTAAACCTACAAGCGCGGATCCTCAAGCTTTACAAAGAGCAAGACCGACAAGAGTCGCTTTACCTACCCCTGCTGTTTTAAATGATAACCCATTTATAACTGAAGTAGGAACTACTGTTATTGTAAATCAGAATAGACTCGGACGAGCTACCGATGATGCTGTCAGATTTTATCAAGTTAAAGAACCTGTAG